CCGAGTCGCGTACAGAGCAGATGTTGAGAATCATAGATAGTCCAATGTGAAGTAATACCGCTTTTGATCCGCGCGGTAGATGCGGTTGATGATGAATTCGTCTCCATTATAGAAACGAATCCAATGTGGACAGCCTTTGTGCATTGAGATAGACCAGTGTGCCATTAGGTCTTTTTCTGTGATGTTGCGGGCTGAATATTTGAATAGGGGGCCGTGTGATTTACTCATAAGTGCGTTTTGCTTTGCGTTGCATTTTTGATTGAAAGAGTTCTTTTTTGAGTGCTAGGAAGTTAGGTGGGTTCTCTGCTTGTTTTTTCAAGAAGTCAGATTTTCTTTTTTCTTTGAGTTGTTCGAGGTGGGCCTCTTTGTCGGGCCCAAGGGTTGCATATACCTTGTCGAAGTAAGCAGGAACTTTAGCTTTGAAGCCTCCGGGGAAAATGATGCCGTCCTCTCGGTAGATTTCCTCGTGGTATTTTTTGACGAAGTCAGCCCCGATGCCGGGGCGTCTAGACATGAGAGAGAACTCTCGTTTGTGTTCGACGATTTCTCCTGTAATGAAGTCCGGCCATTCGTAGAGTTGAGATAGGGTTTTCCCGGTGTTGGGGTCATAGTGGTATGCAGGGCCCATAGCCTTTTTTTGGATGTATCCGGCTGTGTACATGATGGAGTTCATGTTGGCTTCGCCAACGTCTACCCAGCCTTTGCCCCAAAGGTCATTGAGACTTTGTGATACGAATTGTTGATAAGCCCCTCTTTTGCCTTTTGCAATTTTGTCGAGGGGATCGAAGCCCATCACGATAGCGTGATAGTGAGGTCTTCTGAGTTTTTCTCCGTATTCTCCTGCGTAGAAATAACGGATGTGATGATGTGGATAACGTTTTCTGAGTCGTTTCCAGAATAGTGTCATGTCCTCCTGATAGAGGTTTTGACTGTCCGGAAGGTGTTCCGGTGAGTAAGTGAAAGTTAAGAAGCAGGATTCGGAATGGAGTTTTGACTCGCAATAGATACGAGTTGCCCATTCTCTGAGCCGGGCGTAACGACAGCCCGAGCATTGTCTGCAGTTTAGGAATTGGATTTTGTCTTGGGGTAAACCCGCGACGTTGAAGGACATTTGTGTCGTCTTTTTTGCGTTTGGTAGCGCAGGGACGAGCGTGTAAGGTATTGGATGGAAGCAGGTCATGTTTTTCCTTAGTGTGGCTAGGATGGTAGCCAGATGGAGTTAAAAGGGCCCCTAGGGGCCGTTTAGGTGCCTTGGTGAGGCTGTTTAGAAGCGGAAGCCCCCTCGCATTGGCATGCCTCGGAGGTTAGCGCTAGCGGTGGTACCGATGTTTGATTTGAATTTACGTGAACTTTTGGATTTGTTCACTGAGTGTCTGGAGAGGGGTTTCATGGAATACCTTTCTTTGGTTTTGTGGTTTGCCACCATGGTTTGGTGTCAGTGGGTTCAGTAAAGATCAAGTAGCTTTACTGAACCGGGGTTTGTTCGGGTGAGGGGTTTGGCGTAGGAATACCGGGAGCCAAGCCCATTTCTCGAACAGTTCCGATGTTATCGGGATTTAGGACGAAGTCAACAAACGAGCCGGGGTCGTTGTTGAATTGGGCCCGCACGGTGGCGGGTAGTTCGGAAAAGGCCTCTTGGCCTTTGCGTACAGCCTGCATGGCTGTGTGGTAGTCGGTGATGCCGACGAAGTCTTCCCCGAGTGGGATTTTCTCGGGGGCGACGGGGCTGATGCCCCTTTGGAATTGAGCGACGATGCGGTTGATATCGCACTCGTCTTTGAAGTGTTGAGCAGTTTTAGACTCGTCGAAGTGCGAAATAGCTGTCTCGTTGGAGACAGCGTCGACGTCGTAGTTGTAAGGTGAGCGAATGAATACTTTAGTCATGAGTTTACCTGCGGATGATCATTCTCATCATATCGAGAATGGGTTTGAGTTGAGAGGCCTCGCGGCCGATGTTATCGAACGCCTTAGCGGCGTCGATGTCGAGGTTAGCAAGTCCCGCTTGCGCGATGACGTGTTGGGTTTGCGCTTTAACAAGGTTATAGCGTTGTGATTCGGTAAGTTGTTGCTGTGAAGCAAGGTTTGCTTGTTGAAAAAGAAGCTCTGCAGCTCTTTTTATTTTGAGGTTTTCGTCTTGGATGTTTGCGAGGGTAGCGACGATGTTCGTCGTTTCCTCTTTTGCCTTAGATGTTTGAGCGGCTGTGAGGCCGGTAGTTGCGAAGGTTTGGTTGAGGTTGGCCTCAGCCTGTGGGTTTGCGAATTTAGAAGCAACTTCAGCTTCGACGCGGGCTTTAGCCGCGTTGGCTGAGTTGAGTTCTGTTTGTGCTTTTATGTTTTGTATTTGGGCCATTTGAAGGCCCGCGTTGGACATGTTGTTACCGGGTGAGGCGACAGCCCCAGAGGGCTGTGAGCCTGCTCCGGAGGAGACAGAGAGCATGGGGTTTATCCCTGCTTTTTTCATGTCTTCGACCTGAGTTTGATAACGCGTTGCGTATTGTTGGGCAGAGAAGGACTGAGCGTCCTCTTGCCTGTTGGACGAGAAGATGTTATCGAGGATTCCTCCGATAACGGGTAGTGCTGATAGTCCCATTGTTTTTCCTGTTACGGCTTCGCCTACATGCCCCCGAGGGGGCATATGTTTGGCAAGGATTAGAAGTGGTCGATCATGCCTGGTACTGAGTACAAGGGCATTGGTCGGGCGGCTTTGATTTGGAAGAATGAATCGAAGATGAATTGTTTGCCGTTGGCTTGATCGCCAATGGCGACCACACGGGAGACTGGTGGTTTGTCTTCGATGAAGGAGGCCGACAGAGTGGGCGCGACTGTGAATTTTTGAGCTAAGTGCCAAGCGTCAAGAGTGCCTTGCGTTGTTGAACGGAAGAAGCCAGAGATTTGCGATGGGTGGTAACGGTATTCGGCCCAGCGTTCCTGATAGCCGAAGACAGTGTCGTCGAGAGTGGGGTTACCTGTAACGAAGATTTCCTTTTGGAGAACTTCTTGTTCGCCAAGATGAGCGAAGACGGGGAAGTAGAAGTCATAGCGTGTTTTGCGGTTCCACATTCTGCGGAGACCTTGTTGGTAGTTGAGGTCGGCACGGACAGAGACCATGCCGATGATTACACCGTGTTCGGTGAAGGATTGAGTGAATCCATGGTTTGAAGCCAATGCAGTGCCGATGCCTGCAAGGTTACCCAAGGGTGAGGAGCCTCCGGAAATTCCGGTTGAGCTTGTTTGAGCGACTGGATTGATTGTAATAGGTGTTGAGCCGCCACCGAGGTATTCGGGGCGTTGCAGACGGGCGTCTGGAGATGTGACTCCGAAGTGGGAGCGGATGATTTCAGTGTAGCGAGTGCCGCCACGGGCGTCACGTTCGAGGAGTCGTTGGACTTGGAATGATTCGCGTAGAGCGTTAATTGTGATTGCAGTAGCTTCTGAAAGGTCTGCGTAGATTCCTGAGGTAAAGCCTGCGGTGTTTTTGGGTACGACACCGATTGACGTGTTGTTGGCGGGTTGCGTGCCGCCAGTACCGGCTGTACCCGCAATTGTGTTGTAGAAGCCAGTTTTTGCATTGAGAAGTTGTCCTTGAGTGTTGTCTGAGCCTAGACCGAAGGCTGTGACGGATGAGCCGTTCCAGAAGTTGAGGGATTTGGTATCGCCCCAGACGGGAGCGGTAGTTCCAAGGGGAATCGAGATGGCTTCGCCTTTTTGTGGCCAAGGTAGTGCTGAGGTGAAGTAGTCATGGCGTTTGCCTCTGCGAAGAAGAGAGTAGTCGACTGGTGAGTCCGGGCCGTCGCCCGTGTTTTGTGCGACGGAGTCCTGCAGGTTTTGATCTCGGAACCATTCGTTCCAGATGAGATTGTATGCACGGAGGTGCAGTGCAGAGTGTTGTACAGATAGGCCGGGTGTTACTTGGCCGACTGTGGGCAAGCCCATGTAGTCCTGGAGTGAGTTGGCGGGATAGCCGCCGGTGTCAGATTGCATGTGAGGCACGACATAGTCGATTGAGTCATTGGGGTTTTTGCGTTCGCCCATGAATTTTTGCCAGTTGTCCCAGAGTAAGCGATTAGGGACAAAGAAGAAGAAGGAGTCCAAGTGCATGTTATCCATGACTGGGAATAGAGGAGTTGCGAGACGGGCGAAAGCCGTCATTTTGAGGTTGAAAGTGTCTCCGGGTAGAACTTCGTCTACGTAGACGGGGACGAGGTAGCCTGCGTCGAAGGTTGTTTTGTGAGATGTTTCGATTCCGAAACTAGAGCGCGGGATGTCTGCGCGAGGAACCATAGCGAATTTGTGAGTCGATACGGATTTGTTTTTGTGCATTACGGCCATGATATGTCCTATAAAGAAGCCCGGGATTGCCGGGCTAGAGATTGAAGTTAAA